AAAGTTTGTTATTAAATCACCAGATGCAAGAAAGTTTGGCTTAAGTCCAATACCTGATAAAGAGTACAACGTACACTTTTATGCATTTGAAAAGCCTACAAAACTTGTAGCACACGGAGACACAGTTGTCTTCCCCGAACAATACACGAATGTTATAACTGCAAAGACAAGATATTATATTTGGCAGTTTAAAGAATCTCCACAACAAGCAGCTTTTGCTATGGATGATTATAAAAAAGCGATGAGGACTATGAAGTCTAACTTGGTAAACCCAACTCCTCGTACAATGACAGACGATAGAAGATACTTTTAATTTATGGCAGCATCACAACCCTATACAGTTGCATGTTCTGGTGGTTTAGTCACAGCTTCAAATCAAATTGACTTACTTAAAACACCGGGCGTAGCTACAGACCTTAAAAACTTTGAAGTCTCTATTGAGGGTGGGTATAGGCGTATAAATGGTTACACTAAATTTGGTGAATCAAATAGTGTACAACCGACTGGAAGTGCCGATAATATTTTAGGTGTTACACCTTATGCTGATGGCGTTATAGTCTGTGCAAGTACTGACATTTATTTTAGCCAAGATGGAATTACGTGGGTAGAAATTAATAAACTATCTGCAGGTGGCGGTGATAATTACGCAACCTTTACAGGTAAAAGCGTTACAGCCAGAACTGGACAAGGGCAAATAAGTTTTGCGATGTTTGAAGGTGCTGGACACGACTACGGTGAAATAATTATAGCCGATGGAGCTAACAAACCTTTTAGTTTTAGAATGGAAGGCACAGGAGCTTTAAGCACTAGAACATTTTTTACACAAGAAATAACTGTTGCAGGTACAAAAGGTGTAACACATATTACAGGTCACGACCATCATTTAATAGCTGCTGGTGTTGAAGACAACGAGAACACTGTTTACTATAGTGTTAACAACGACCCCGATAACTTTACAGGGTCTGGAGCAGGTTCAGTAACCATTTCAGATAGGGTTGTAGGCATTAGAGGTTTCCGTGAAGATTTATTTGTATTTTGTGAAAACAGTATACACAAACTTATAAACATTAATGATGCCAACACAGTAGCCATAGTACCTGTTGCAGAAAACGTAGGTTGTTTAAGTGGCTACAGTATTCAAGAGATTGGTGGTGACCTTATCTTCTTAGCACCAGACGGGTTAAGAACAGTTGCTGGTACAGCGAGAATTGGAGACGTTGAGTTAGGTACAGTTAGTAAAGCTATCCAACCTATCATTACAACTATTGCACAAAACGTAGATAAATATTTAATTTCAAGCGTAGTGCTTAGAGAAAAGTCTCAATATAGATTATTTTATACAGACACCAGTGCAGCTAATGCAGTACAAAGAGGTGTTATAGGAACACTTAGACCAAACGGGTTTGAATGGTCAGAAACAAGAGGAATAGAAGTAACCGGTATAGGTTCAGGATTTAATGAAAATGGTGTTGAAGAATATTATCACGGGGATACTGATGGTTACATTTTTGTACACGACTCAGGTAATACTTTTGATGGGACTAACATACTTGCTAGATACGCCACACCAGATTACGATTACGGAGACTTAGGAACTTTAAAAACGTTACATTACGTTAGAGTTTCTGTTTCAGCAGAAGGTATTGTGAGTCCAGAATTACAAGTTAGATATGACTTTAGTAATCCTGATACACCACAACCACCTTCTAATTTTTTATTTGGTACGGTTAATCCTCCTTCAGTGTTTGCTGAAGCTGTATTAGGCACTAATGTCTTTGGCGGTTCAGCAGCCCCAATGATAAGAATACCAGTACAAGGAAGTGGTACCAGTAATAACTTTACTGTGATTACAGATGACAACAAAGCACCATATAAAATAAATGGTTTATATATAGATTTTATACCGTCAGGTAGGAGATAACAAAAATGGCAATAACATATAATTGGAACGTATCTACAGTTGATACTTACCCCACACTAGATGACAATGTAGATGTAATCTATAATGTTCATTGGAGACTTAACGCTGAAGATGATGCAAATCAAGATGCAGATGAGAACAACTTAACTGCTTCAGTCTACGGAACACAGTCGTTAGACACAGCAGATATTTCAAGCTTTATAGCTTTTGATAGTGTTGATGCTGCAACGGTACAAGGTTGGATAGAAACTGTAATGGGTGAAGATGAAGTACAATCTTTAAAAGATAACCTTGATGCAAACATTGCAGAACAAATTAACCCTGCATCAGTTACAAAAAATTTAGTAGGCTAATAAAATAAAACACACGGAGATTAAATAATGGCAGGTTACATAAGACAGAGTTCCTTTGTTGATGGAGACACAATCACTGCTGCAATATTCAATAATGAATATAACCAACTTTTAAATGCGTTTAACAACGCTACAGGTCACAAACACGATGGCACAACAGCCGAAGGACCTGTTATAGGACTGATTGGTGATGCAGGAGAGACTTCTCCAAACAACAAAGTATTAATAGATACAACCAATAACTACATTGAGTTTTATGTTGAAGTATCTTCAGCACCTGTACAACAGCTATACATAGCCAATGGAGCTATTGTACCTGTTACAGACAGCGATGTTGACTTAGGAACTAGCTCATTATACTTTAAAGACACCTACACAGATACAGTTACTACAACTGGTAACGTGACTGTTGGTGGTAATCTTACAGTCACAGGTAACGCTACTATCTCCGGCAACCTTACCTTTGGTGATGCAGACACTGACAGCATTAACTTAGCTGCAGAGATTGATTCAGACATTATACCAAACACAGATGGCACTTACGATTTAGGTAGTGCTACCAAAGAATGGCAAGACCTTTACATAGACGGTACTGCAAACATTGACAGCTTGATAGCTGATACAGCAGATATTAACGGTGGTACCATTGACGGTTCTACCATAGCAACTTCAGATATCACAGTAGGAGCTGGTAAGACTCTAGACGTTTCAGCAGGTACACTAACTTTAGCAGATGACCAAATCTCAGGTGATAAAGTTGAAGGTGGTACGATTGATGCTACAACAGTTACTACACTAGCTTCAACAACAGGTAACATTACTAACGTTAATGCTACAACTGTAGACACAACCAACATTGAAGTCACAAACTTAAAAGCTAAAGATGGCACTGCAGCAGGTTCAATAGCAGACTCTACAGGTGTTGTAACACTTGCAAGTTCTGTATTGACCACAACAGACATTAACGGTGGTACAATAGATGGTGTTACTATTGGTGGAACAACTGCAGGTGCTGTTACTTTTACAGACTTATCAGATGGCACCATAACTGTTACAGCTTTTGTAGACGAAGACGATATGACATCAGACTCTGCAACGCTTGTACCGACACAGCAATCTGTAAAGGCTTATGTAGACTCTCAGGTAACCGCACAGGACTTAGATTTTCAAGGAGATAGTGGAGGTGCACTTTCAATTGACCTCGATTCAGAAACTCTTACAGTAGCTGGTGGAACAGGTTTAGATACAGTAGGTTCAGGTAACACTGTAACAGTTGCAATAGACTCTACAGTTGCTACACTGACAGGCTCACAAACTCTTACAAACAAAACACTTACAAGCCCTGTAATCAATACAGGTGTATCAGGTACAGCAGTACTTGATGATGATACCTTTGCTACAGCTACAGCAACGACTTTAGCGACTTCAGAGTCTATTAAAGCTTATGTAGATACTACCGTTGCTGCAACTAATGAAGTTGTTGAAGATACAACTCCTCAACTTGGTGGAGATTTAGATTTAAACTCTAATGACATTATAGGTACAGGTAATATTAATAATACTGGTACGATTACTACTGATGGTTTGACTGTTGATGGTAGCTCAACTCTTAATGGCACAGTAACAATTAGTGCTAATACAACTAGCTTAATCTTAAACGAAAATGATGAAACAGATGAAAATACTCAGCTTTTAAATGCAGGTGGAACTTTTAGAATACGTACTAGGAGTGATGATGGGTCTACTAATACAGAAAGATTTAGAGTAAGCCACAACACAGGAGACATCAGCTTCTACGAAGACACAGGAACTACAGCTCAAATGACTTGGGATGCTTCAGCAGATGCTTTAACATTTACTGACAATACTAAAGCTACCTTTGGAGCTAGTTCAGATTTACAGATTTATCATGATGGAAATGATTCTTATATAAAAGATGGTGGCACAGGTAATTTAAGGATTATTAGTGATGGCTCTGGTGTTGAAATAAACAAAAATACAACCGAGTACATGATAAGAGCTTTGACTGATGGAGCAGTAGAGCTATATCACGATAGTAATAAGAAACTAGAAACAACCTCAACAGGCATAGACGTAACAGGTACAGTTTTAGCTACAAGAGCAGAGTTTGGTGGAATAGAAACTTCTGCTGACAGACCTTTGATGGTTAAAACAGATACCAACAATTTTGCTTTGCACATAGAAGAAAATAGTGGAGCAGAAAGTTGGCAAATTGGCGTGGATGCAGATGGTGATTTAGGTTTCCATAATTCCGCAACAGCAGCAGCTTCTGTTACTTTTAATGATTCAGGCAACGTAGGCATAGGAACAACTTCGCCTGCATCAAACTTGCATATAAAAACTTCTGTAGATAACAGCTTATCTCAAGGCTTGGTTATTGAAAGAAGTGCCAATACTGATAGAGGTTACATTAACTACAATGGCGGTGCTTTTCAATTTAGATCAACTGTTGGAGATCCAATAGTATTTGGTGAAACAGATAGTGAACATTTGAGGGTAGCACCTGATGGAAACGTAGGTATCGGAACGACTTCGGCATTTGCAAAACTACATGTAGGCTCAAGAGGTTCTGCTGCTGAACTAAGCTATGGTTCTGCATCCGATGGAATTGTCTTTGATTTCTACAATAAAGCAGGCAGCCCATACACTAGATACGCAAATATTGTTTCATCAAGCTCTGATACTTCTGAAAGTAGATTGGGTCTTTGGACACAAGCTGCATCTGGTACATCTTCTGAAAAATTAACCATTTTGGGTGATGGAAACGTAGGTATCGGCACCAATTCGCCTGCTACCATGCTTGATATATCATATGCAAGGTCTGCAGCACGACCAACAATAAGTGCAGGAACTAGACTTCTTATAGAATCAACCGCAAATACAGGGGCTTTTACTGCCATGTCGATACTTGGAGGTAATAGCAGTGGTGCATCTCAAATTAATCTTGGAGATGTCAATGACGAAAACGTAGGTCAGATTGGATATTATCATGCTGATAACTCTATGAGATTTGTCGTAAATGCTAACGAACGAGCCAGAATCGATAGCTCTGGAACTTTGTTGGTGGGGACTACTGATGCAAATCTTTATCAAGCAAGTGCAGGCAGCACGGCAGATAACGGCTTTGTGTATGGCGTAAACGATTTTGGCACATTTTCACGTTATGCAAATGATCCCCTTATTCTAAATAGAACAGGCACTGACGGGAGCATTCTACAGCTCCGCAAAGACGGCACAGCAGTTGGAAGTATTGGTACTAATTCAGGATATGTAAGAATAGGCACAGGTGATACTCATCTGCTATACCATTCAGGCATTGACACTATCATACCTTACTCTGGCTCAGCCAATAGAGATGATGCAATTAGCTTGGGTTATTCAGGTGCAAGATTTAAAAACATCTACGCCACCAATGGAACTATTCAAACTTCAGACAGAAACGAAAAACAAGATATAGAAGCTCTAACAGATGCAGAAACAAGAGTTGCAGTTTCAGCTAAAGGACTATTAAGAAAGTTCAGATGGAAAGATGCAGTAGCAGAAAAAGGTGATGAAGCTAGAACCCACTTTGGAATTATAGCTCAAGACTTACAAGATGCTTTTACTGCTGAAGGATTAGATGCAGGTGATTATGCTATGTTTATTAGCAGCACTTGGACTGATGAAGAAACAGGAGAAGAAAAAACTAGGTTAGGAGTTAGATATTCTGAACTCTTAGCATTTATTATTGCAGCAATTTAATAAAGGAGAATAATTATACTAAGACTAATTATATTGTTTATAATTAAACTTAAAAACACTAACACATTATGGCAGATACATTTACTACTAATTTAAACTTAACTAAACCAGAGGTCGGTGCATCCACCGATACCTGGGGTACAAAAATAAATACAGATCTTGATTCCTTGGATGGCATTTTTACAGCCAATGGCACAGGAACAAGTGTGGGCCTT